ACTGGTCTCACTAACGTCCTGTCTAAGTTCGGCATTCAAGAGAATGTCATGAAGATAGCTAAGAAGGGCGGCTACGGCAACGTAACCAACAACACAGCCACAGCCTTCAAGCAGGGCATGGACTTCTTCAAAGATCTCGGTACTAAGCAGCAGGAGTCCTGGCAGTCTACTCTTGATGCCCGCTCTGAAGCCCGTCAGGCCACCTATGGTGACTACGACTACAAGGGCTACAACTTTGCCCAGTACTTCAACGAGAATGCGCTGGATAAGCTGCGCATCAAGGATGATTACTACAAGCCTGGCTCATCTGAAGCCAATGCTTGGCAGATTCCCCAAGGCCAGGAGCAGTATCAAGCTGACTTCGGTCCCTCATACACAGAACAGATCGCTACAGCTAACAAGGTGAATTCTAACCTACAAGGTGGTGGTGCTCTGGATTCTGGAGAGAAAGTAGGCGGCTGGAATCTCGGTACAGCTCAATACGGAACCACCCCTAACACTGGTGGTACTTCTACCGCTGCTGGCGGTGGAGGCGCTGCATCCGGTGGAGGTGGTGGCGGTGGTAGTTCTTCCTAAACTAAAACTCTAAAAACAAATGAACTCAGTCAACCACACTGGTGCGGCTGGGGAACTTCTTGTAGCAACATACTTCCTGAATCAGGGTCTAGAGGTATTCCGTAACTTGGCATCCTCTGGCCCTGTCGATTTGTTTGTCTACAACAAGGATACCCAGAAAGGCATTCCAGTCGATGTAAAGTCCGTACGAACCCCTTATGTAAGGGCAGACGGCACCCATTCACTGTCTAAAGGGCCTGAACTTCGAGATGATGGGGTCTGGCAAATTGCATACGTACACGGAGAGGCCGCTCCGAGGCTCCCTGAGGGCTTTTGGGAGGCTCTTGGCTATGAGGAGACCTAAATGCCATCAAAACACCGTACAGAGGCACAGAGCGGCCTCGTAGAGCAGAAGCTTAAAGGGGACTTTAAGCTATTCCTCCGTGCCGTATGGCATGAGCTGGGACTGCCAGCACCTACCCGCGCTCAGGACTGCATAGCAGACTATCTACAGAATGGACCAAAACGCTTACAAGTACAGGCCTTTAGGGGAATTGGAAAATCCTATGTTACGGCTGCCTACGTACTCTGGGAACTATACAGAGACCCAGACAAGAAAATTATATGCCTTTCCGCTTCTAAAGATCGGGCTGACTCAAACAGCATCTTCCTCCAGAAGCTTGTCATGCAGATTGACTGGCTCGCGCATATGCGGCCTAAAGGCGATCAGCACCGCTGGTCTCGTGTCAACTTTGACATTGGCGGTTGTGTTCCTACTCAATCCCCTTCGGTCAAGTCAGTCGGTATTACAGGTAACTTCACCGGATCCCGTGCCGACATCATCCTCTATGACGACGTTGAAGTCCCCAACAACTCTGCCACAGATATGCAGAGAGAGAAGCTGCTTCAACTTGTTACTGAAGCTGAATCAGTTCTCATTCCTAAGCCCACATCCCGTATTATCTATCTAGGTACACCTCAGACAACCTTTACATGCTATCGGAAGCTCGCTGAGCGTGGCTACAAGCCCTTTGTTTGGCCTGCTAGGTATCCCAGTGACCCAAGCCTCTATGAAGGCACCCTGGCGCCCCAGCTGGAGGAGGATCTCGCAAAAGGGGCTAAAGCGGGTACTCCAACAGATACACGCTTTGGGGAAGAGGAACTAACAGAGCGTGAAGCCCACATGGGCCGCTCTAACTTTGAACTCCAGTTCCAACTCAACACTACACTATCTGATGCTGAGAAATTCCCTCTCCGGTTTTCTGACTTCATTTGCACTCCTCTGTCTGACACCTGTGCTGAGCGTTACGCTTGGAGCAGTGACCTTCGTTACGTACACAAGGAGCTGCCTGCTGTCGGTCTACCTGGAGATCGTTGGTTTGCACCGATGTATATCGATGAGGGAATGGACGACTATGCCGAGACGATCGTCTCCGTTGACCCTAGCGGTCGTGGTACTGACGAGACTGTGTATACAGTTCTGTCTCAAGCTAATGGATATGTGTTCTTCCGCCATATGGGCGCTTCACGTGACGGCTATTCGGATACAACGTTATCTGAAATCGTAAGAACCGCTAAAAAGTATCATGCTACTACGATCCTTGTCGAGTCCAACTTTGGTGACGGAATGGTATGTGAACTCCTTAAGAGACACCTCATACAGCAGCAATGTAATGCCCATCTGGAAGAGGTACGTGCTTCAGTACGAAAGGAGGAGCGAATCATTGAGACTCTGGAACCTATTTTAAACCAACACAAGCTAATCGTAGACCCCAAGGTTATTGAGTGGGACTACAGATCCAACCCAGACGTTGCTCCAGAGAAGAGACTGGAATACATGCTCATGTATCAACTCTCCCGTATGTGTAGGGAGAAGGGAGCAGTAAAACATGATGACCGTGTTGACTCGCTTGCTCAAGGAGTCCAATGGTTCATTGATGCCATGGCACAAAGTGCTCATAGACAACAAGCTATGAGAAAGAACGAAGAGTGGACAGCCATGATGGACATGTTCGATGAGGCACCGGCCGAAGCACTCGATGCCCTCTGTTTAGGGGTCAATTTTACAAGATATAAGACCAAAGTTCAAAACACGCGAAAGCCTTTGCGCTGGAATTGATTTGACGAGGGTGCTAAGCAATGGGGGAGAGGGAAGTGGTGCTCCCCTCCCTTGGTGGATGGCGACGGGGGAGAAGACCACCTAAAGGTAGTCTCTCCCCCCTTAATCCCCATATAAGCCGGTGGTGGGGGGAATAGACGGGAATTGAATGGGCATATGGAATAACGGGGTTAAAAGGGGGATATCATCACCACTGCTTTATAGCCGTATATGACGTATCCGATGCGATGGAAGTACAACATCAAGCCGGATATGGTCTCAGAGTATTTTGTTAGAAAAGTTTGAACCCGTATACGATAAGGTAGGGGCCAAAAACCCCCCTTAGCCCCCCCTTGAAACACATTGCAACAGGGTATGGGGGTCTGTGATGGTGAATTAGCCCCTTGAAGCACGCCATATGCAGTGCCAAGCAGGCCTCAAGGGGGCTATAGGGGGCTAGATGTGGTGTTGAAGCAATAAGAAATAAAAAAAAAAAGAGAAGAAAAGAATAAAAAAAATTAAAAGAAAC